CAGAAGACGATCCCTATCAACAGGTATCTACGCTTTTAAAATTAGATAAAATTCCATCAGATTGGTTAGCAGACAACGTCGAATGGAGAGCCCGAGTTGAACGCTTGAGCCACTCTAAAGCAGCCGGTGGGGGCGGCGTCAGTTCCCTTAATGGGATAGCGCGAAACATGACTCGTTACGCTTATGGCGGTGGGGTGGGGTCTATGAATGAAACCGCACGGTCAATGTAGGTATAATGCTCAAAAATCAGGACATAAAACATGGCTACTGATCCTCTTGTATCGCTGATGGAGCGACGGAACAATAACCCGGACATAGACGATATGGCTCTCGATATTGAAATCGAGCAGCCCGGAACCTTATTTTCTTCTGCGGACGCAATCCCGGAGGGAATTGAGATAGAGGAAGAGGAAGACGGTGGTGTTGTCATTGATCTGGATCCAAGCGCTTCCAGAGAAAGAGGTTCTGGAAACTTTTTTGATAATCTTGCAGAAGAACTGGATGACCGTGAACTGGGGGTTATTGCTAACGAATTAACTGCGGAGTTTGAAGCCAACAAAACGTCGCGTGGGGATTGGGAAGATGCCTATGCCAACGGATTGGAACTGTTGGGCTTTCATTACGAAGAGCGGACCCAGCCGTTTCGTGGTGCAACCGGCGTTACCCATCCGTTATTGGCCGAAGCGGCCACGCAATTTCAGGCACAGGCGTTTAATGAAATGCTGCCCCCCGGCGGACCCGTAAGAACGGTCATTTTGGGCGATTTAACCACAGAGAAGGAACAGCAGTCTCGGCGTGTGCAGGAGTTTATGAATTACTACATCACTAGTGTGATGGAGGAGTACACGCCAGAATTTGATCAAATGCTTTTTTATCTGCCTTTGGCGGGTTCCACTTTTAAAAAGGTGTATTACGATGAGTCAATGGAACGCGCGGTCAGCAGTTTTGTTCCGGCTGAACACCTTGTCGTTCCTTTTGAAGCGAGTGATCTCGAAACTTGCTCAAATATCACGCAGGTTGTTAGAACACCTCTTAACGATTTGCGTAAAAAACAAATTTCGGGTTTTTATCGAGACATTCCGGTCCATCCTACGCAATCCGAAAGCTCTGGTATATCCAAGGAGTTGGAATATCTTGAAGGCGTTCACCCCTCGACTATCGACTATGATTGTACGTTGCTGGAATGCCATGTGGACTTGGATCTGCCGGGGTATGAAGAAACCGGAGAGGATGGAGAACCCACCGGAATAAAGATCCCCTATATAGTTACCATTAGTGAAGATAATGGACAGGTATTAGCCATTCGTCGGAATTATCAGGAAGACGATCCACAGAAACGAAAGATTCAATATTTTGTACATTACAAATTTCTGCCGGGTTTTGGTTTCTATGGACTGGGCCTGATCCACACGATTGGTGGTCTGTCCCGCACAGCTACGGCTGCACTGCGTCAGCTTATTGACGCAGGTACGCTATCGAACCTTCCCGCAGGATTCAAGGCCCGTGGTTTACGGATCCGAGACGATGAAGATCCGTTACAGCCCGGAGAGTTTCGAGACGTGGATGCGCCGGGGGGAGCCATTCGGGACAGTTTGATGCCGTTGCCTTTTAAAGGGCCGGATTCCACGCTGTTTCAGCTTTTAGGTTTTGTAGTTGAAGCCGGTCAGCGATTTGCCACGATTACGGATTTGAAGGTTGGGGACGGCAACCAAGGTGCGGCAGTTGGTACGACGATTGCCATGTTGGAGCAGGGTACTCGTGTGATGAGTGCTGTGCATAAACGAATGCACTATGCCATGCGGCAGGAATTTAAACTTCTGGCGCGGGTCATGGCGGATTATTTACCACCGGAATACCCTTATGCGGTTGTAAATGCTAATCGAGACATTAAGGCGAAGGATTTTGATGATCGGGTGGATATTTTACCGGTATCCAACCCCAATGTTTTTTCTCAGGCACAACGGATCACGCTGGCGCAAACACAGATGCAGCTTGCTACGCAGGCTCCAGAAATGCACAACCTGCATGAGGCGTTTCGGCGCATGTATGAGGCGTTGGGAGTACGGGACATTGAAAAGTTATTAAACACTCCTTCCACCGATGAACCAGAGCCTAAAGATCCCGCACAAGAGAATATTGATTCCTTGGAAAATACGGATTTAAAGGCCTTTGGGGGACAGGATCACGATGCCCATATTATGGCGCATTTAGTTTTTGGTAATTCTGGGACTGTGCAGGGAATGCCTGCGATAGCCATTTCTTTACAGAAGCACATTATGGAACATGCCAAGCTCAAGGCGCAGGAACAGGCGCAAATTATGTTCACGCAACAGCGGGAAGCTGCGGGTCAGCAGGGACAAGTTGATGAGGGACAAGCACAATATGAAAGGGAAGCATTAACCGCGCAACTAATTGCACAGGAAATGCAGAAGCTGAAAGTTATGAGTGATCAAATTGCGAACATGGGACAACCGGAAGGCCCTGATCCGTTGGTCGCGTTGAAAGAGCAGGAACTGGCGATCAAGGGTCAGAAGAGTCAGGCGGACATTGCACAGGATCAAGCCGAATTGCAGCTTGATCAGGAGAAAGAAGTTCGCAAGGGTCAGGAATTTCAACAACGTCTTGCGAGTCAGGAGGGCCAAACGGAAGCCCGTATTGATGCTGCTCGTGAGCGTGAGATAATGCGTTTACAGCAGCAAGCCAATAGAGGGCAATAACATGGGTGCAGTAAAAATTATTAGTGGTCCGGTAGAAGCGCCAAAACCGCAAAACAAGGCGGTTATTCAAGGTCAGGGCAGTATTCCTTATGGCAAGGCCACCAAAGAAAAAACGCCGAATATAGGGAAAGCTAAAATCACGGTAGGTCGAAAACGTGGTATGGGTGCCGCACAACGGGGTGGCCGCTTCACGATTGCCTAGACATGCCACTTAAACGGGGTTCCAGTGATCAGACCATCAGTAAGAATATTCGGCAACTGATGGATGAGGGCTATCCACAGAAACAGGCTATAGCCATTGCGATGCGTAACGCCGGTAAACGTCGTGGGAAAAAAGATAAGCCAAGAAAAAGGAAGCGCACATGATTCCGTTAATCGAAGCTGGTTTGAGGATCATCGATAAGATAATTCCAGACCCGGAAGCAAAGGCAGAAGCCACCCGAAAATTGCTAGAGATTCAACAAGCGGGAGAACTCGCAGAAGTTGAAGCCGCAATGAATGTCGTCGTCGCGGAAGCCAAAAGCGAGTATGCTCTAACGAGCCAATGGCGTCCTATCACGATGCTAGTTTTCACTGCTATCGTCGCGAACAATTACATTATTGCCCCCTATTTAGCAGCCATATTTGGTTGGAGCGTCACGTTAGAGATGCCAGACCAACTATGGAATTTACTCAGCATCGGTATCGGTGGCTATGTCGTCGGCAGAAGTTCTGAAAAAGCCATTAAGAACTGGAAAGGCACATAAAATTGAAGGGCAATTTTGATCAATGCTTGGAACAGGTTTTAGAGCATGAGGGGGGATATGTAAATCATCCCGAAGATCCCGGTGGTCGTACCAACATGGGCATTACACAAGCGGTTTATGAAAAACACTTGGGGCGTCCTGTAACAGAAAAAGACATGAGAGAAATCCCGTTTGAACACGTCAAAGAGATTTACAAGGAAAAATATTGGGACAAGGTGTGCGCAGAAGAGTTGCCCGAAGGCTTAGATTTTAGTGTTTTTGACTGGGCCGTGAACTCTGGGCCGTCAAGGGCGGTTAAAACTTTACAAAGGATAATAGCTGTTACACAGGACGGCGCTATTGGCCCTATTACGTTAAAAGCAATTGGGGCCATCAGTCCCGGTTATTTGATCCATAAGTACGGATCAGAAAGAGAAATGTTTTACCGGCGGTTATCTACGTTTACAACCTTTGGTGAAGGTTGGTTAAATCGGTTGGATAGGACGCAGAAAAAATCATATGAAATGATGTGTGAAACATAAATGAACGAACAACAAATCGAAGCAAGCGTATTAGCCCCGTTTGGTCCTCGTCTTTTAAGAGAAAGTGGAAAATAAATGAACTCCTTTGATATTGTTCAGTTCATACAACGGGCGATTAAGGAACGAAAGACGATTATTCTGGATATTTTGGAAAATAATGGTATAAAATCCATAGAACAATATCGAGAACTCATGGGTGAGTTAAACGCCCTTAATTATGTTTTACAGGAACTCTCGGGCCTGCTAGAAAAACAGGAGCAATTGGATGACTGAAGCTGCTCAAAATGTAGAAAACCTGTACGTTAAAGAAGATGGACGTGTACTGGATCCAACTCTTCTTGATAATACTCTTTTGGAAAGAATGCCCAACCCTACTGGTTGGAGACTTCTTATTCTCCCTTACCGTGGAAAAGGTACAACCGACGGAGGTATTCACCTACCGGACAAAACCCTTGAAGAAGGGCAAATACAAACGGTTGTTGCCTACGTCATAAAACAAGGCCCTTTAGCTTATAAGGATAAAGAAAAATTTCCTGATGGGGCTTGGTGTAAGGAAAAGGACTGGATCATTCTTGCTAGATACGCGGGGTCCAGACTTCGAATAGAGGGCGGCGAGGTTCGCATCATTAATGATGATGAAGTTTTAGCCACTATTCTTGATCCAGATGACATTATTAATATCTAAAAGAGAGCAGTTATGGCAGAAGCACAACAAACAGTAGCAGAGAAGACGGATAAACAAGTTCCTCTTGACTTTGATGCGGACGCACCGGATGTGGAGGTGTCTCTTGAAAGTCCTGCGTTGGCGGAGGAGGTAAGTGACGCTGAAGTTATTGAAGTTCGTGAAGTTGAAGAAAAAACCGAGCAAGAAGAGTACACCACTACGGTTCAAAAACGCATTGATCGTTTAACAAAGAAAATGCGGGAAGCCGAAAGGCAACGAGAAGAGGCCCTAAAATACGCCCAAAATGTTCAAATCGAATCAAATGATCTTAAAGCGCGTATGCAGCAGTTGGATCAAGGCTATGTGTCGGAATACGGCAGTCGCATCACTGCGGAACAGGAGCAGGCCGAAGGGGAATTAAGAAAAGCGGTAGAGCTAGGGGATGTGGACGCTACCGTAGCGGCTCAAAAAACCATGACACAGTTGGCTGTTGCACAAGATCGTTATGAGCAAGCTAAAGCCCAACAAGAGCAACAGGTCGCACAGGAAGCCGCATATGCTCAACAACTAGCGCAACAAAACCAAGCAAATTATGCTCAACAGCCCGCTGCT